CACAGCTTTTAATGGTTACGCCGCAAATTTAGCAGGGAAAAGACAGAAGATTGAGGATGATATAACCTTGTCGGTTGATTTGGATTTTATCTGTACAGTCAAGTTCGAGGCTTAATATGCCTGCTAATCGTTTAGGGGGTTCTAGATTAGGTAGATACAGACTAGGCTATTTTGCTGGCTCTGGTGGTGGTAGCACATTAAGCGCTGATAGCGGCGCCTATTCTTTGGTTGGTAGGAATGCTGCCTTGCTAAAGTCTAGCGTATTGATTGCTAGTTCTGGAAATTATTCTTACACCGGCAGCAATGCAAGCTTATTAAAAGGTTATTTACTACAGCCGGAGCAAGGTGTTTATAGTTACACGGGGCAAGACGCAACCCTAACCTATACGCCAGCAGGATCTTTTGTATTAACGGCTGAGAGTGGTGCTTATACCTATACAGGCTCAGATATTAATTTTAATAGAGATCGTGTTATAATTGCCTCAAGCGGTTCGTATTCATATAGCGGAACGGACATACAAATAATACTACCTGGTCAGATATGGACAGACAAGCCTAGTGCATCAACTAGCTGGGATGATAAAACAAACGTAACAACTATTTGGACGGATAAATAATGGCAACATATCAGAAATTCAATCAAACCGTAGAAGATTTTGCTAACGGTGTTTATAACTGCGCTACAGATCAATTTACGGTGGCACTAACAACAGCCGCTAACGCTCCATTAGCAACTAATAGCGTATTAGCAGACTTAACAGAGATATCTTACACGAACTTAAGCTCAAGAAACCTAGCGACAGCTAGTTCAGGGCAGACAAGTGGAACATTTACGCAGTTATTTAGTGATTTAGTGCTAACTGCTTCAGGTGGCCCCGTAGCGACATTTAGATATGTCACTATCTATAATGATACACCAACAAGTCCAGCAGACCCTTTATTGTGTTTTTATGACTTCGGGTCAGATTTAACACTAGCTGACGGCGAAACATTAACAATAGACTTTACAACAAGTACATTTACACTAGCATAAAACCCCGTCAACAACCTTTTAGGAGGACTGACACATGACTAAGCAAAAAGCAGGTCAACCAATGGCCTATAAAACAGTTGAAGAACTAGAGGAGAAAGTAGATTCATTTTTTAAAAGTGATGATGCTTTCTTGATTAACTACAAGGATGGGGAGGAAGAAAAAACCTTTGCGCCTACTATTTCAGGGCTTGCTTTGCATCTAGGTGTAGACAGAAGAACGATAGTAAACTATTCAAATAAAGAAGAATTCTTTCCCACAATAAAAAAAGCACGCGCCAGAATTGAGGCTCACTTAGAAAAAAAGCTATTCGGAAACAACGTAACAGGGCTTATATTCAACCTCAAAAACAACTTTGACTGGAAAGACAAGTCAGAGGTCGCACAAACAAATATAGAGTTATCCCATGAAGAGTGGCTAGACTCTCTTGACTGATAAACGCCAACAATTAAAAGATAATTTCGACTTTTATTCTCGTAACTGCTTAAAGATACGAACAAAGGATAGAGGCCTACAGTCTTTCTGCCTTAATGATGCTCAGAAATACATACATCAACGCCTAGAGCAGCAAATAAAAGAAACTGGAAAGGTTAGGGCTATATTGTTAAAAGGAAGACAGCAAGGCGCTAGCACTTATGTTGGGGGTAGGTTCATACATAAAACAACCCACAACAAAGGCGTAAGAGCTTTTATACTTACTCATGATGGCGAGTCTACAAACGCATTGTTTGAAATGACGGAGCGCTATTATGAAAACCTACCTAAGTTTGTCAAGCCATCAGTAAGCGCAGCCAATGCAAAGGAGTTGCATTTTGGTGTCCTTGATTCAGGTTATAAAATAGGTACGGCAGGGAATAAGGCTGTTGGACGAGGACAGACCATACAATACTTTCACGGCTCTGAAGTGGCTTTTTGGCTTAATGCTAGCGAGCATACAAAAGGCATCATGCAAGCAGTTCCAGACGCAGCAGGAACGGAAGTGATATGGGAAAGTACGGCTAACGGCGTTGGTAACTTCTTCCACGAGCAATGGAAGTTGGCAGAAAAAGGGTTGTCTGAGTTTCAGGCTATCTTCGTCCCTTGGTTTTGGCAGTCAGAATATAGAAAAAAACTACCTGAAGATTTTACAGTAACAGAAGATGAGCAAAAGCTTACTGATCAGTACGATCTGGATAATGAGCAATTATTCTGGCGAAGAATGAAAGTGGCAGAGCTAACAACAGACGGAGTGGACGGCAACAAGGCATTCAAGCAGGAATACCCGATGAATGCGGCTGAGGCCTTTCAGGTGTCTGGCGGTGACGGGTTAATAACTGCCGACCACTGCATGAAAGCTAGAAAGCAATTTGTTAAAGGTAATGGCGCTTATGTTGTAGGTGTTGACCCATCAAGAGGCGGCGATAGGTTTGCTATTGTACGCAGACAAGGGCGAAGAATGTACGGTATGGAGTCTTATATTGGGGAGCAGTGCAACTCGTTAGGGAAAAACGTAGCCATTTGTAAAAAAATACTAGATACGGAATGCGACACATCTAAAAAAATACCAGATATGATGTTCGTGGATTACGGGGCAGGAGCAGACTTAGTTGATAGGCTGCATGAGCTAGGGTATAAGAAGCGCGTTAAGGCTGTTCATTTCGGCTCCACACCGTTAAACCCAGAGAAGTACACCAATAAGCGTAACGAGATATGGCAAGAGCTGTCAACGTGGTTAGTTGATGAGTCATTGCCTGTAATGATACCTGATGATGATGAGATGCAGGCTGACTTGTGCGCAAGCCCTTACAGTTACGACAATAAAGATAGAAAAGTATTATGGAGAAAAGAGAAGATAAAAGAAAAATACGGCTTTAGCCCTGATTATGGGGATGCTGCCGCACTAACGTTTGCTGAACCAGTGCGACAGGACAAGGTAAAAAAGAAATTAAACTATGGTAAGTCTAACGTGGTTTAGCGCGCTCCAGGACTTCTTCCTACAGTATTTTGAAAGCATCTAGGGGCGCTTAAACTTCTATTTGCTAGCCCTTTACACTTACACTCAATCACTAACTGTTCATCTTCTACCATTCGCTCAAACACTTCGCCAGTTTCAGAGCATTTAAAGTTTCTAAGTTTTTTCATTTAATTTACTCTCCAAGCCCCTGCACATATCTTCTAGTTGCAAAACAAGTTTCGGGTTGTTGCATCTGGAGTTGTAAGTTTCAACTCTTATCCCCCATCTAGCGCAAGCATCTTCAACCAACCAGCCCTTGCCAGAAAGAATTCTAGTCGCCTTGTGTTTTATCATTGCATACCTCGTTAAACCACATATTCAGGTAGCGATTATCGCACATTTCAACGGTTATGCAAACGATATATAATAAACAAAACTAATTCAAAGGCTCACTGATGGCAAAAATGACAGAACACGAACTATTAAGTTTAGTTAGTGAAGCGCAAAGGCAGGCTGCTATATTTAGCGGTGATTTGATGCGAGAAAACACAAAGTATCTTGAGGCTTATCTGGGTGATAAGACTGGCGACTTTGCAGCAATCCCGAATCAATCAAGCGTAGTTTCTACAGACATTGCTGACGTGGTTGAGGCTGATATGCCATCACTTGCCCGTGTGTTTTTGGGTTCTGGCGATATAATTACATTTCAGCCAAACACAGACAACGAAGCAGAGATAGCTGAAGCTGAAGAAAAGACAAAATATATTAATTGGATTGTTCGTAATCAGCCTGAAAGCTTTCATACTATGCACAACTGGCTCAAAGATGCTGAGATACATAAAAATGGCGTTGTTAAGTATTTTATTGATGAGCAAAAAGAAGTTGAGGTTGTTGAGTATAGCGGCGTAGACCTGCAAGAGCTTTCGGAGATAAGAGATAGCTTAGTAGGATCTAAGGTTGATAGGGTAAAGGTTGACGTTATAGAGCAGGAAGAGAACGAAACAGAGCAAACTTTTGATATTAAGTTTAGAGTGACAAAGGAAACTAAAAAGGTTTGTATTATAAATATACCGCCAGAATCATTCCTTATCACTCGCAACGCTGAGAGTTTAGAAACTGCCGAGATGGTAGGCGATAGAGTAAGAAAGACTAGATCTGAATTATTAGCCGATGGTTTTGATAGAGACTTAATATCAAGACTACCCACCGTTACCGATAAAGCAATAAAAGAAACAAATATAAACGCTATTCGCAATCAAGACCAAGGCGGAGAGTACAGAGAAAGCAGCGTTTCAGAATGGGCTAGCGAGTACGTTGAGATTTCAGACCTGTACATCAAGGTTGATTTCGATGGAGATGGCATTGCAGAACGCAGACACATCATGACATCTGGTAACAATGTTTTAGTTAATGAATATTTTAATCATATTCCTTATGCTTCACTATCGGCAATATTAATGCCTCACAAAGCAATAGGCCGCAGCAGAGCAGAAACAACTTACCAAACGCAACTACAAAAAACCGCATTAGTTCGCGGGATGAATGATAATATTTACATGGTTAACAATCCTCGTAATGTTGTTCATAACGATGTTGACTTAGATGATATGTTAACAGTCCGCACAAATGGCATTGTAAGGCTTGATGAAGATTCTCAGGTTCTACCACAGCAAGCGGTATTTCCTCTGCAAATTCCTTATATTGGCGACCGTACACTACAAGTCATTCAGTATGTAGACCAAGCAAGAGCGCAAACCAGCGGAACTTTACTAGCATCGCAAGGGCTAGACGCTGACGCACTAGAAAAAGAAACAGCAACGCGATTTAACGGCGTGCAAGAGGCTGGTACAGCTAAAATTGAATTGATAGCCCGTAACTATGCAGAAACAGGTTTTCGCAAATTGTACGAGGGCATTGCATGGCTAGTGTCTCGATACCAAGACACGCAATCAGAATTTAGAGTATTAGGAAAAGCATTAACCGTTAACCCTAAATCATGGAAGTATAACCACCATATAGAAAGCAACGTTGGGCTAGGCGCTGGCGATAACGAAAAGTTAGTAGCAGCTAGACAGGGTATTTATCAAATACAGCAGCAATTAAAAGCCTCAGGCTCTGCGCTTACTGATGAGGTTGGCATTTATAAAAATCTTACCGGCTTACTTGATGGTATCGGCATAAGCCAAAACGAAGAGTTGTTTAATAACCCAGAAGAGCCAGACGATCTGCTTAAAGCGCAAAACGAAACTTTAAATAATATGGTTTTACAGATGCAAGAGCAGATACAGATATTGCAACAGGCGGCAGATAACCCACTAGCTGAAGCTGAAATGGTTAAGCGTGAAGGTGATATTGCTATTGCACAGGGCAAGCTGGCTTTAGAGGCTGCTAAACTCGAAGAGGATAAGCGCCAGTTTAACATTGAAGCTACACAGAAAGGCGTTAAGCAACAAGAAGATACAGCGCTTAAGATTACAGAGCTTGAGCTGAATAATAGCACTGATTTGCAAGGAGGCATCCCTAATGCATAAAACACCACAACAGCAAACAAGTGAAGCTGTAAGTGATATTAGCCGAGCGCATAGAGCAGAAGAGTTACTAGCTAATCCTCTTTATATTGAAGCTATAACAGCAATGCAGGCGGCAATGTTTGAACAGTTCAATGACACAAAGCTAGCTGATGAAGGTGAGCGCCATGAGTTATGGCAAAGAATGCAGCTGTTAAAGCAGTTTCAAGGTAAATTTGAAAGCATAGTAAAACAAGGCAGTAAAGCAAAAGAAACTCTAACAATGTTAGAAAAGGCTAAAAACTTAGTAAGAATTTAATTAACCGTGAATAACCTATAGGACTCACATATGTTCCAATTTCAAGAAAGCATCAGCGAAAGCGATGCAATAAAAGCAAGAATCGACTCTAAAAATACGGACTCACACGTTGAGCAACCTGAAAATACAGAAGTCGTTAATGTGTCGGAAGATACACCAGTAACCGAAGCAGTAGAACCAGAGGCGCAAGTCAATGAAGAAATTGCAGAGGAAGCTGAAGAGTCAGAAACAGAAGAAGTTGCACAATCTCAGGAAAGTGATGAAACTGAAGATCTTTACGTTGAATACCAAGGACGTGAAATAAATCTTAAAGACATTGCAGAATGGGAGCAAGGCCACTTAAGACAATCTGATTATACTCGCAAGACGCAAGAGCTATCAGAAAGCCGCAAAGCTTTTGATGCTCAACAAGAGGAGTTTAACGCAAAGCAATCTGAACTCAATAGTAAATTGGCACAACTTAACGCCATTATTGAAGAAGATACGCCAAGCGCAGAGACTCTGGCAGAGTGGCGAGAGTACGAACCGGAAAAGTACATAGAACACACTGAAAAGATGAGCAACCGTAAAAAGCTGTTAGCAGAATCTAAAGCAGAGTTACCATCCAATAGTGTAGATATGGCAAAAGTAAGCGCTGATTTGTTTGCTGCTCATCCTGAATGGATGGAAAACGGCAAGCAATCGCAAAAGTTTGCTGATGATACTGCTTTAATGACTGAATACGCAGAAACTCGCGGAATTGGTCAGGCTGAATTGGCCACTTTTGAGGCGAAGCATTACGAAATTATGCTTGATGCTGCAAAGTACCAAAAAGCAAGTAAGAGCAATGCAGCCATTGAAAAGAAAGTACGCAAAGCACCGGTAAGTACAAAACCAAGAGCTATTACTAAAAACTCGGCTATGTCTGAGATAGAGGCTCTAAGTAAAAAAATTAAGTCAGGCAAAGGTAATACTGACGACATTATTAAACATCGACAACTTAAACGACAATTAAATAAAGGAGCCTAACATGGCTGACGTATTTTCTA